AAACCCTTGCGGTATGCGGGGCTTGTTGTGGGTGGCGAACCGCCGATCATGCAGATCGACAGTGATGTCTTGTTGATACGTGGCTCGTGAGCGCCGGGGGTATTATCGGGCCGACCCTTCTCGAGAGTTCCGTCACGCTTGATGACGTAGTGGTATCCAATCTGCCGCCAACCCTTGCTACGATGGAGGCGGTCGATGTCTTTCGCACCCCAATCCATGGTGGCAGGGGTCGCGGAGCAGTGAACACAGATTTGTTTTATTACTTGCATATTTACATACTTCACGGTTCTAGCCCCTCCCACCACGCCACCAACGCCTTGAGTTCTTCAAGGGTGGCGTTGTTCTTAATGCGGTTGGCTTTGGAGCTGATGATGTTGATGTTACCCGTTACATATCCGAGTTCAGGACGGAGCCTGTCTACGGTAGGCGAACCCGCGTGACATACGCCGCGACCTAGCGAGAGAGGAATCCCCAACACGGGACATCTGTCCGGTATAACAAGGTCTGACTTGCTGATGGCGCAGGGGACACCGGCTTTTCTAGCGCGGCGACGGCAGAGGGTGATTAACGGCCCTCGATTGTCTACGTGGTAACGGGCGGTTGTGGGATATAAGCTTTGGTGACAGCGCCTACAGCTTGAGCTGCGTCCATTTCGCTTCTTCTTGTTTGCAGTGAAGTCGGTTAAAGGCTTCTCTACTTTACAAGTGGTACAGATCGCTGTTGTCACAACTCTTCAGGGGACAACACGCGGATACCGAAGGTGATGCCAACTGGGCGTGTGTCTGAGGACCACCGCTTCTTGGCTGTGAGATCGGCAACTTGCCAATCGTCAGTCCATACAGTGGCTGCATCAGTTGCGGCGTCCATTACGGACTTTACGCAGTTGTCGATGTCGGCCTTCAGGAACGGGAGCTTGGTTGTTTTGGGACGAGGGGCCACGAAGAGGATAGAAACAGCAACGGGTTTATCACCCACCGAGATGTTGGAAGCGGTGAAAAACTCCGCCGCTTCCTTCTTCCACTTCGTGTAGTCCGCCGGCATGTAGACACTTGCGTGTTTCCCGAAGACCCTAAACCTTGGCCGAGGCGAAGGCATAGGGTCCATCGGAATGAACAGTGTTTGTTCTGACAAAGGTCTACTTAGATGTCGTCGTCGTCGGAGGCTGTGCTGTTGTTGTCAGCGAAGTCCTGCTCCATACCGGACAGATCATCACCGTCTTCTTCAGCACCGAAGCCGTAACCGCCAGCGTCACGAGCGCCGTACTGGACCAGCTTGATAACCTGAACGCCGTTGAGGCGTACCGAGCAACCAACTTGCTTGTCCTTGGCGTTGTAGTAGCCAAACAATTCGACGTTCATCTTCATCTCAGAGCCACCGCCGATAGCAGGGGCGCTGTTCAGCTTGTTACCACGGGCATCGAAGATGTCTGGCTTGGACTTCCAAGGCTTGCCGGTCTTCTTCGAGATACCCGAAGCAGTCTTCTTAGCCTTGATGGTGACGAAGCCGGTCTCGTCGCCGGTCGCTTGGTCTTCTTCAACAGCGACGGGAGCTGGCAGCTTGGTAACCTTAGCGGCTACACCGGCCTTGCCTTCGTCGGTCAGTTGCTTGACGACTTCGTCGAACTTCGCATCGATAACTTTCTGAGCGCGTTCACGGAACGTGTCGATGAATGCATCGTCAGCGGCGTAGCGAAGACGGCACTCGTAAACGCCAGCGGCGTCGAACTTGGTTGATGGGGTGTTGAGCTGTGGGAATACAGCGATACCACGCGCAGTGGTGAGTTCAGTCTTGGATTGCATAAGATGCCTTTCAGTAGTTTGAAGTGTCGGCGAGTAATTGCTCGGCGTCTGTGGTCAGTGTGCGGGTGGAGTACCCAAGCTCGTCGGCTTGAGCGGCGGTTTCCATATCGACCATGCCGAAGCTGGAGAGCTGGAACGCAGCTTCCTCGACAAGGCGGTGATATGAGATGTCGGTCGCAACAGGTGCGGTCATTTTAGTTCTCCGGCGGCGAACTCTCGGATCGCCTCAAGGTGTGGATTGCGAAGCGCGGTAGCTTCGGTGATCTGGCGGCGCGCTCGGCTCACCAATTCGTGTGGATCAATCCCAACACCGTCCGCCAGCAACACGGCTGTCAAGAAGTAGGCATCGATAGCCTTGGCCTTGTCAGTCTCGTGTTGCAGAGCGTCGATGAGGGTGAACGCGGTTAACTTGAGTGGGCGTATTGAACAGTTGCCCATCAAGCGGTGACGTATGCTCAATCAAGCTTCTCCTTTTCTCCGATTGCGTGGTGGGTGACACCGGCAACGCTCACAGCGAAACCGGGGTTGTTCTCAGCAAGTTGACGGGCCAAACGACGGGCCAACTCGGGTGAAATCTTCTTCATAAATATCTCCTTGGCGTGGGGATTTTGGTTCCATCCCCAGTGGTGCATGGTAATGCGTATATTCTGATAAACGGAACTATTACGCGAACGTATATTCCGCATCCAATATGAGGCTCAGGTCTAGTGACCCAGACTTTGGAGGCGGGGGTAGTTGGGCAGCGAGTTCTTCACCAAGCTGCTCTTTCATTTCCTCGTAGAACTTTCCGAGGACATCTTCACTGTACTGTTCGACAAAGGTCTGACGCAGGATACGCGACAGGTGACCAGTGTCAGCGGCGTGTGTGCCGAAGCTGTCGTGAATGACAGCGAGGTGCTGGATACCCTCTTGCTTGCCGCGCAGGGCGACAGCTTGAAGGTGAGCTGCGTCCAAACTGTGGACGAAGTTCGGTGCAACGCCGTTGACCTGTGAGCGACTGCAAAGTCCTTCACTGTCCACTTGAACCGTCAACTGCATTGGACGACCGGCCCAGTATGGCATCAGTCTGACGCCCTTCTGGTTGCGGTACTCTTGCAGGATCGGCAGACCCATGGGTGTTGTCCACCACAGGGGCAGTCCATCAGATGCTGCAACCTTGGCAACATCACGGAGCCAATCCATGGCAACCGCAGCGGCAGATACAGTCTTACTAACGGAACTATATAGCACATGGGAAAGCCATGTGGCCGCTTGATAGTTGTCAGCACCGCCCAGATAAGGACCCTCACCACGCAGCTCGGCCTCACGGTCAAGCTCACGAAGCGTCTGCAAGATCATGCCCTGCATCCCGAAGCGGGTTGCCGAGTAACAGAAGGTCATCGTGGGACGCTTGGCGATACCGCGTGTGACGTTCTCACTGTTCCATGGGTTCGCCATGGTCATGGTCTTAGCGTCTTCACCCTTGCCCACCTGATAGGTAATCGTCGGGGTACGGTCGGCTTCTTCACCGGCAAACGCAGCGACCTTCTTGTATACGTCCTGTGGTTTATCAGAGGGCGTCAGGTTCACGGCAGCGCCACCTTGCTCGTCCTTGAGCATGGCAGAGAAGTGCTGAAGGCCTGAGCAGCTACCATCAAGCGCCACAGGGATGCTTGAAACGTAGTCCGCAGGGTTATCCAGCTTCCATGCGTCAGCCAGCTCTATACAGGCCGCGAGGGCGCAGTAGGGGCTGTCTGCCTTGGTCCAGAAGCGGTCACCGTCCATTGGCTCAGTGCCGCTCTCGATCAGTGCGTCGAGGTTCTCACTAACCCAAGCGCAACGCTCATCGAATGATACCTTATCGACACCGAAGAGGTTGGCGATGTGGATGCACAACCAGCGGTAACCTTCAGCGCCCAGACGCTTGCCTTCGGCAAACATCAAGAGACCCTTCTGCCAATCGCAACCCTGTGGGCTGGGACCGAACTGCGTGATGGGATATACCCGACCACGGAAGTCCATCTCATGTGGGAAGTAGATGGCATCTTCAGGTGCGAACTTACGAGCAACCCAGAGACCTTGGTGGAGAGCCAGACGGGCAGACAAGCGGTCAGCGTTGCGGCTGTACACTTGGGCTGCGTCCTTCTTCCAGTTGATCTTGGCTTCCTCGTTCGTGTCGATGTCTAAGGGACGGGCAGGAACAGGCTCGTCTTCCCGCATGGGGAGACCGCCGAGGCAACCACCGGCTGACCAGACATCTTCCATGACAGCCAGTACGCGGTTGTTAATCTTCCAAGGTGTGTCTTGGATGTGGTTGACGCTGTCGTAGACCTTGGTCATCTCGACGTTCCGCATCTCGACATGGTAGTTCTTGTTCCGCTGCTTGATGAAGCGGTTGCCGTGACGGGGTGTCAGGAAACCGCCATAGGTAGGCGAACGCCACCGGCGAGGGCGGCAGAGCATCGGCATGGTGATAGGTGAGAGCAGCTCACACCGTGCGTGTTGCTTGTCCAACCAATCCTGAAGGGTCTCGGTGGGGCGAACGACATAAGCCATACCCCGAGCGCGTTGCGTTGTGTCGAGCTTAAACAACTCTGTTTCCGCAATCAGGATTTCAATGCACTTGGTCCCGATGGACAGGCGCTCACCGTATGTCTGCTCAATAGCTACGCCCTCGTTGGTGAAGAGGCGCTTGATTGCAGACTTGCGTTGACGACTGTAGCCCTTCTTCGACTGAGCTTTCATGAAGCCTTTATATCCAACCTTGTTCACCTCTTTGAACGCATGGAACTCAGCGTTCTCGATCAGGGCGTCCGCTACTTGAAGCGCGACAGTCTGTAGAAGCGACCCTGCGATGCCGCAGTTCACGACCACACGGGCGGTGAGATATGCGACCTCGAGCGGGTCAGTCAGAAGCAAAGGGTCGGCGGCAGCGTGTCGGCGACCAGCCTTGCCCGAGTTGGTTTCGTCAATGAACCGCTTGATTGCTTCAGCGACAGGAAGGGTGACCAGCTTCAACAGTTGGTGTCCCGGCGGTAGGTTCGCTTCTTCTTCAGAGGAACCGACGGTGTCCCGCCAAGGTAACAGGCGTGAGCGATAGCGTGAAGCTCCGAGTGACCGCTGGTCGTCTTCGAGTTCGAGCTGGCGGCGAATGAGGGTGCGATAGTCTTGCATTTAATTAGCTCCTGTTCAGGGATGGGTCCGCGCAATCGCGGAAAAGGTTGTCAACCAAGGGTGCATGGTAACTGCACATTAGGTCTGACTAATGGATGTATCTAAAATCTAATTTCGTCGTCTTCCCACTCCCACAGGTCGAACCCGAAGTTGACCCAGAGGAACTGGCGTAGGGCAGGGGACATGAGGTTATCCTTTGGTTATCTTTAGGTGAGACAATTGCTCCACCCACCAGAGGTGCATGGTAATTGGCACAAACGAATCCGAACGTCCTGACTAACAGAACTATCGTGCCATTATCGTGTAGGTGGGGGTGGTTTCCTGATCGTGCCAACTGGCACGATAGTTTTGAGGGGCTGTAACCCGCAGGGAAGCTGAATAGTTGTGGCAGGAGTTGTCCCACCACAATGGCTGATTTCTGCGGGTTACAGAGTGGCACGATGAGGCCATTTGGCACGTTCTCGGCACGGTAACATTCCATTATCATTATAATCCGGTTAACAGAATTAGTGGGACTTCATTGAAAAGCTTCGAGGCCATCAACTAGGTCATGGGATAACAGGTGGGCATACCGCTTGGCTGTTATGCTCACACTGCTGTGATTTGCCCACTTAGATATACGCAGAAGGTCGAGCTTGCCGTCCCTGCATAGCCGAGTGATGCACGTGTGACGCATCGTATGTAGGCCAACGTCACTGATGTCAACGCCGCGCTCGAGGCAGTCAGCTTTGATGTTCAGCATCATCTGCCAGAGGCTGCCCTCGATGGGAAACCAAAGGCCGTTGGCAGCTTGGGCAGTCAGGGCTGGGATAGCCTCGACAATCTCCTTGGTCACCGGCACTTCATGCGGCTTGTTGTTCTTCGTTTCGTACCGCTGAAGGAACAGGGTGGTGTACTCGCTGTCACCCTTGCGTATCCGGCGGACACGATGCGCTCCGAGCTTCAATGCCTCGCTCCGGCGAAAGCCGGTGACCAGTAGGATACGCATGTACCACTTGAACCGCCACCATTGGCGCTTGGGTTCGAGATGGTGCCGAGCTTCGATGCATTCGAACATCACCCGCTCTTCGTCCTCGGACAACACACGGTCCTTGAAGTTCTCGACGGTGATCTTGGGGAACACCGGCACGGTCAGCACGACAGGCTCGTCGTTGAACTTGTATGACCGACCCTTGTTCAGAGCCGTCTGGAGCATCGAGAACTTACGTTGGATCGATGCGGGTGCATAGGTAGCGGACATCTCGCTTTCCAGCTCCACAAGCAGCTCTGCGGTCACCTCACGGGGATGCAGGGAACCGATGCGCTCCGACAGTAGCTTGATGTTGGACTTGATGGTCTTCTGGGACTTGCTTGCACCCCAGACCTTGTCGTCATCCCAGCACATATTGAGCAGACGCTCGACCGTCATTTCGTTTGAGCGGAGGGACCGCTTGACGGAACTATCGGGCCGACCTTTAGGCGCGATGCTGTGGCCCTGATTAGGGTGCTTCGGGTGGGTGCCGAGCTTCCATGTGTGGAGCTGGGCTTGCGCCTCTGCCTTGTCGCGGGTGTCGAATGAAACGCGGGTGCGCTTCAGGATACCTTCAGGTGTCGGCAGTTCCACTTCAAGGAAGTAGATGCCGTTCGTTTTGATCTTCAGCTTCATAGTTTAGCCCTCAAATCTATAATGTCGGCGACACCCTGCAACACTGCCCGACCCGTGTCGGTTAGATGAAGGTATTTCCGGCGGTTGTCGTGCGGGTCGGTCTCGGTGCGTAACCAGCCGAGGCCCTTGGCTCTGTTGTGGTCGCTCGAACGGTTACCGTCGAGGAACACACGGTAGGTGGTGTGCAAGCTGCGTCCGATGGCAGGGCCGACAGCTTCCCGAATCTCATTGAAGGTGGTCGGGGACTTGCGGATGTCAGCCATGGCGGCGAACAGGAAAAATGTTAACTGGCTACCTGTTGTCCGTTCCGGCACCAGTTCTGCGAGGTGCATCAAGGCGGTCGAAAAAGTCCTCAACTCTTTTAATGATAACGTGAGCGTTGCGGCGCTCTTCTGGCCATCCGCTTTGGCGGTCATAATGCGTTCCCTCCTGTGGGTTGTC